TGCTGTATTGATGACATCGCCACTACTAACAGGCATAGCCTCTGTAAGGTAATTGCTTTTTATGTGAGCGCCACTAGCTATAGGTAAATATCCAAGCGTTATATTTGAACCGCTAGAAATAGGAAGGTAACCATTGATTATATTATCGCCACTAGCTGAGGGTAGAGCGTCTGTAATATAATTGTCAATGATGCTTTGACCGCTATTGATTGGAAGATAGTTCGAGACAATGTTTGAGCCGCTACCTATAGGCATATAGTTGTTTAATATATTATCCCCACTAGAGGTAGGTAATCCAGTGCTGTTTGAAATCGCTGTATTTATAACGTCCCCGCTAGAAAGGGGCATTTTTTCAGCAATGCTAGCTGTTATTGCTGTGGCGAATCCTGCGTCATTGTTTATTGCGGTAGCTAGCTCTTGAAGCGTGTTTAATGCTGCGGGAGCAGAGTTAACAAGGCCAGCTACTTCTGAATCTACATATGATATAGTTGCTATTGAGGAGCCGCTAGACAAGGGCATCTTTGCGTCAACATCAGTCCTAAGGGCTCCGGAAGCACTCGCTATATTTGATGTGTTGGTTGAAATGTTCGTAGTGTTTGTTGAAATGTTTGAGCTGTTTGTTGAAGTGCTAGAGCTATTTGAAACGACAATGCCACTTAAGGTGACGAAATCTGCTGTGGGTATGGATGCTGTGACCTGAGACGTACCATCAGCAAATCTTAAGGTAGTCATATTACCCGTACCGTCAATATCCAATTGGTAAGTTGGCGATGTTTTATTTATGGATATATAGCCGTCTTTGTTGACAGAAGAAAGAGTAGTCCCTCCAGAGTTTTTCCATACTTGAAGTGGGTACGATTGAGCCGCTGCTCCTTTAACGGTTAAAGCATTAACGTTGGCTGACCCATTTTTTATTTCAGTTCCACCATCTTTTGTTACCTGTACTAAATTTGAACTCTCATGAGATATATAGAACCCTAAGTTAGAGTCTATGTATGCATACGCATCAGAATCTCCATAAAGTCCCGCAGTGCCATTCGCTCCATAAACATACCCATATTGTGGAGCTGTTGTTTTTGAGTTGGGAGTATTTTTTAATCCAAACTTCCAAGTTGGACTGCTTGAATTTTGCATGTGTAGAGCAACTGTTTCGTCAGAAGAGTTGTCTACATAAGCGTGTATGAAATTACCAGCGCTAGTTCTCTCAAGAGTAAAAGGATAGCCATCTGGAAGCATATTGACAGCGCCTAAAGAAACTGCTCTGGAGCCTGCGTATGTAGCAAATACAGTAGATAGACCACTTAAGTCTATTAGGGAATCTGAGTTACTGCTTTTTAGGACCGTGTCTCTTGAAAGCTTGTTTGTAGACGCGGTGTAAGTACCTATACCTACCTCCCAGCTCGTGTCGTTCTCTATAGCATAATACGTGCTGTTGCCGTCACCGACACCTTGTGCAAATGTAGCGAAAGCTCCAAAGCTGGCGTTCAATAATATGTCGCCAGTACCTTCGGTGATCGTAGTTTCTTTTACTCTATCTGCAATTACAAACATTGTTTCTCTCTTTTATTCTTAAGTGTCTGTTAATCTGTCACATTCTGTTGAATTATCCCAAGTCGTCGTTCCTTGCGTAAAGCAGTTCCAGCAAGAATTTGGTCCAATTCCGGGATTAATTACCTTGTTGGTGATCGTTGATATAGAGGTGGCCGATGAGTAATACCTGCCAGTATATGTCCTTGAGTAAGTTGGTTCTGGATAGTAATAGCTCTGGACATTAGGGATTGGGAAGTTAAGGTTGTAAACCGCCCTGAACACATCTATAACTCTGATATCAGATTTTAGACTGTATTTTTCTGTCGTTGAATTATAGAAAAATCCCGGAAAAGTATGTACGCTGTTGTACTTGCTGACATTCGCCGCCATTATAGAAGGCCACCAACAGCCCCAAGCTACATCATGTCTTTTTGTAGGCCAGTAGATTCTGGTGTCACCTTCGGTTCTATGTTCGTTCCAGTCGCTACCATCTGGTTTTGAGTCTATTCCGGGAAGGTAATACTCTATATGATTAAGTCCTAACGCATGACCAAGCTCATGTAATGCGATGTATAAAACACTATATGCAGTTCCGGCAGTATCTAAATCTTTTCTAAACAGCTTATCTACATTGAAATGCAAGTCCCCCCAAATACCCCCTAGAACGCCGGGCTCTCCTCTGGTTGGGTAATGGGCATGAGCAATTGTTGATGGATTACTCATTGGGTCGTCAGCGCCTATTCTAAAGTCGCCAACATTGGAGCCGGCAGGAAGAGATGCAAAATTATATTCTGTCCCTATGGGCACACTAAGGTTTTCATCTCCAAGATCAGTAAAATTCACGGTTACTTGTGGGCACATCCATTCTATAAAATCTTTCCATATACTGAAGGCTAAGGTTATCTGAGCCTTGAAGTCTGCTTCAGATATTCCCTCTATATTTCGTATATGAACGTGTTCTCCCGAAGTATGACCCTCGTTACCAGTGGCGTTGTCTTGCATATAGCTGTATGTAAAGTTTACTACCTTGGAATGTGCTGGGTCATGGAAAGCTCTGCATAGGGCGTCCCACCCAGTACCTATCCTGCCCGTGCTGTTAACGAGACAGCCAGTCAAGTCACCGTGACAAGCAGTGGCTGGATCGGAATCTGGTGGTCCCGGATCAGACCCGATGTCTGAGTCTGTGATTGTTATAGTTGCTTTCTTTTGAGTTTGGTTTACTACAATATCTTCTGGCTTATCTGGAGAAAAATTGAATAGCTCCAAAATTACTGTCTCGGGGCTATCAACTATTGCGTCATCTATAGCAGTCACCGTCAAAATATACTCTTGCTCTCCGGCGGGTATTACCGCTACAAAGTGGTCAAACTGATCTCTTGGGTCTGGGGCTATGCTGTAGTCTGTGTCAATAGTCGCCGTTCCAGAAATTGAAAAGTTAACGTAAATATCTTCAGTATAAGGTTTTGACAAGATTATCCTAAATGAGGCTGTTTGGTTGTTAGCTGCCTCTTCTTCTTGAGCACTATTATCAAGAGCAACTACCGAAATTGAAACTTTGCTAGGTACCGCATCCAAGGCTCCGCAGTCCTCGGAGTTTGCTATCGCTTCTATAGCGTCTGATATGTGGGGGAGGTATCTTTCGCTGCCATTGTTATTTTCATTTACAACACATTTTGGAAAAACTTGACCAAGGCTGCAGTCGTCTGCATCCTTCTGGCCTATTATTCTATCATTAGGACCACGAACATTTTCTATTAGCTCACAATTTTCTAGGGGGTTTGGGTCTCCGTTTTCGTCAACTATATATCTAACGTAGTCAATACTTTTATTTGTAGCAAACATATCTCTAGCAGGAGGAAAGACTGTTTTGCTTGTCTCTGAAGTAGATATGTTCCAATACCACTCGTCTAATATATGTAAAATGTCTTCTCTTCTAGTTGATCCGCTATTATCTATAAAAACTGCAATACATGAAAACTTACCTCTTATTATGTTTTCCGTGATATGCTTCATCATATCTCTATCGTCTTGCGTGCTAGAAAATTTGACATTACGAAAATTAGAGTCGTTTGTTGGTGTTTCCTCTTGCCGCCAGCAATATCTACTGCAAGTGTTAGCATATATGAACTGTGGTGGAAGACCACCCGCTCCAGAGTAAGAGCCTATTTTACTTGAAGGCAAAAGCCACCTGTTATTAAAGTCGCCTGATGAGCCAGTAAATATGGTGTGGCGAGGCTGAATAAAGGCAATGTTTATTTTGCCGGTAAGGGTTTCTTTTATGAAAAGATCGCTGAGGTCACTCTCCCAGCGAGCCAATTTTTCAGCAGCGAGCTCAGCCGTGTCGCCTGCAAGTCCGGGCCCCGGAGCATAACCGTCGATTTTACTGTCGGCTTCGTCTTGGAAGTGCAGCACAAAAAAGTTGCCATCAAAATCTGGTCTAGGAGGGGTAGGAGGCACTACAGCTGTGCACCTGCATTTACAAGGCTTTCCCATTTAAAACTCCTTACTGGCAGCTAGACCATATAGGCCTGTATTCGCCATTGATAAGTATAGCTATTACATAAGCTCCATTATGAATACTCAGAGTTGTGTCTCTATTTACGACCAAAATTTCAAACTCTTCGTCGTTCCAATTTTTGTCTTTTACTTTCATTCTAGCAGAGGTAGGAGAGGTGGCGGATGAAGGAGTGGTTATTGATGACTGAAGATATCCTTCAACATATATTCTAGAGGTTGTTTTATTGGGGTCTGCCGGGTTAAAGTTAGTATATTCAGCAAATGGAACACCATCTTCTTGTACGCCACCAACTTTCGTCCCCATTTGTTGATAGTCTATTATCCAATCGGTATCATTATGTCCTTGGTAGTTGTCTCTTTTAACTGACAAAACAGCGTCGGGTGTTAGGGTAGCGTCTCCAACGGAGAGTCTTCTTTGTGACATATCGCCAGCAAAACAATCACCGATGTTTATTTTGTTGCTAATTGTACCGTTCATCAGTCTGGTTTCCCAAGGAGCAACACCGTCTTTGCCTATACCAGTAGTTATTTCTAAGTTACATGTGCCTGTAACTCCCTCAAGAGCATTGTCTCCAATACCTACAGATCGGTTGGACTGAGCATTTTGACCAGCTTCATCTCCTATAAACGTAGATCTGTAAGACTGATCTGCATTGAATCCAGCATTAGGGCCAATGAACGTAGCTGAGTGACAACCAACAGTATCTTCTCCGGCCTGATGGCCTACAAAAACAGAGGCGTGCTCACTGGATGAAGAATAGTGTATGTGGGCATTTCTACCGGCGTGAGTACCTACCATCACTGAGTGATTCCATCCATTAGACAAATGGCCGGCTTCATTACCCATGTATATGGTATTACAGCCCCTGTCTCCTAGTGTGCTGTTATTTGTAAATAGGTATCTGTAGCCTTCTTGTCCGTCAACGCAAGCGTCAATTCTAGCAGCAAGAGGGTTCATGAGAGCTGCAAGACCGGCGACGTTAATCTTACTGTGAGTCTCTCCGCTAGCCATAGCAAGGTAGAAATCTGAAGCATTAGCTGAAGTGTTTGTTGGAAGGGTGTTGAACCCTAGATGAACCTTCGTATTATCTCCAAGAGACTGTTTTACAAGTATTCCGCTACCGGCGCTGATAACTAAATCCCCAACTGTGTCTAGACTTGTACCGTCGCAGAATCTTATTGCGCCTTTTACTCTTAAGTCGCCATCGAGTTGAGCGTATGGCCTTGCTGTGGACGGAGAAGAGAAATTGCATGGGTCACATAAGTCGCTAACCATAGGCGCAACACTATGATTGAGTGTGAGTAGCGTATTAGGAGTGAGAACATTAGAAGAATTAGGGCCAGTAAAATTAAACGTAATTTCTTGGTCTGGATATTGATTTACAGTGTCTGTTATGTTAATTCCACTGGTGTTAAACGTTATCAAGTCAAAATCATCGCTTGAGGTTACGTCTAAAGAACCTTTTCTTAATGTTAGTTTTCTATCTTCAGCGTCGGGACCCATCACACCACTTAAGAAAGGATCTGCTCCAAAACCAAGCATTACTGTATTGCTACAGTTTCCTGCGTCTAGGTCATGGCCAACAAATATGTTTTTAGAACCAGTTGTAATTGTCTCAACCGCACCGGCATTGTTTCCTATTAAAATATTTTCAGAACCAGTAGTTACTCCAGATCCTGCACCGCAGCCTACAGCAATATTTTTGTCACCACCATTTAAGTCCCTTAAAGAATGGTTGCCAAGCGAGGTATTTCCAGTAGACCCTCTAGACTCTATTAAGTGCCTATTGTCAGGGGAGTGGTTACCAACGTGTGTGTTGCAATTTGAGTCTGTGTAGACCCTGTCTCCAGAAGTGGCAAACTTATTACCTACTAAATTAAATTCATTCCCGCAATCGTCTAAGAAAAATATAGTTTGGCATTGGTTATTCGCTATATGTTCTTTTACGTATATCTTACCAAAGCCTGCTGACGAACTTATTGCTCCAGAAGACTCAAGAACTGATATTGCTGCTGAAGTTCCAGATTGGACACCACTTCCGATGGTGAGCATCTCGTTGGCTGTTGGGTGCCCAACCGAAACTTTATTATTGTCCTGAGACACATTAACGACCTGTTCTTCAACATAGTTCCTAAACATGTTAATGCTAGCGGATCTTGAAGAGTATTCGTATTCTAACTCTAAACCGTCTTTCTTTTTATTGCTAGAGGCTAAAAGTTGAAGTTTGGAACCTGTCGAGCCAGTCGTTCTATTTTCTGGAACTCCTGTAGACTGGACATTAAATATCGTCTCGGGAAGTATATCTCCAGCATAATCTACAATACCTACGGTGCCGTGTGTATCTAAACTACCTGCACCCCTCATAATTGTAACGGCGTTTATGGGAGTAAGTGATTCATCATAAGCAGATATTTTTAGTCTGTCTTTAGGCTGGTCAGTACCTGTGTCAACTTCATCTTTCTCATCTTCGTACCTTATGTCAAAGCCAACAATTTTTTCCTGTGAAGGATCTGAGTTTTTGGTTCGAGACGTTCTTGATATTAAGTGCTGGCCAACGCTAACGCCTGAAGTGGTAGAGCTGTAAGCGACAGTGTAATCTGGGCTAGATCCAGAAGATACAACGTTAACATCTCCCATATTACCGTATGTATTGCTAGCCAAGTCCTCTTTAGATACAAACCATGCTGCCTCTCCAGAAGCGGCTTCTGTTATATTGTCTAATAAATCTCCCTTTTTCCTGATGAAGATTCCGTGGCAATTATTATTGGTTAATAGGCTTAGGTCATTATTGTTGGCTACTACTCTATCTACTCTTATGTGCCTTCCAGAGTCGATATTGACACTTATATTACTATACCAATTTGCATGTGCCATAGCTGATACATCACCAACAAGATTGGTAGCGATGCAAGACTGTGAATAGTCTGGAGCTTTATATGTCCAGTGATAATCTCTCTTGTAATCTGAACCGCTGGCTTGAAGCACTAAGCCTCCGCCTTCTACTTGAGTGTCTGACAGATATCCGCAAGGAGGATTGCTGGTGCCGTCGCATAAACCGCTTGAGGCAAGATATAAGGTTCTGCAGTCGTAAGTGCAGTCTTCTATTGTTGTCCATCTTAGATCAGTAATATTGGCAACGCCGCTTACAGTAAGATCATTGAAGAATCCGTCCCAGAGTAATCCTCTTCCTGAATCCCCTATTTTATATACGTTGGTCGCATCAGGTACTATATCTCCCTTGACCCTTGCGGCAGAAGAGTCGTTGAACATAATTTTTTCGTTAATGGAGTTAGAAAGATATGCGTGTCTCCATCTATAGTCCTCTGACCCTTGGTAATAGCCAAGGTCGTACTGCTGTCCGCTTACAGGGCTAGTACTTCCACCAACTTGCAACGCCCCAAAGTCGTGCAGTACTTTTGTTTTTACTCCCAGCTTTAGAGTATTTAGGTCTCCATAGATTAAAGGATCAGGACCTACACCTGCAGTAACACCGCATAGAGTGGTGTCATTAACGTCGTGACTAGCAACGTAGAGCTTGTAGTTTTCGCTTTCGCCTATGTAATATCCTGCGCCATGACCAATAGCGATGTTAAAATTACCATGCTTGTTTGTCTGAATAGCATGAGAGCCTATGGCCACATTATGGCTTCCAAATACATTTCCGGCTAAAGCATTATAGCCAGCTGCTAAGTTTCCGCTACCATAGAGATTGCAGCTCATTGAGTATGAGCCGATGGCGGTATTTTTTGTTCCTGAGTAATTACCCTTTAAGGCTGAAAAACCAAAAGCTGAATTATCAGTGCTGTTATAGCCAGCTAAAGATAAGTTACCAAGAGCGTCTACTCCTCCCCTAGTTGTTCTCAGGTCGGGAGTGCCAAAATTGGCAAAGTTCAAGTCTTTGTCCGCTGTGACTAAGTGCACAGAATCTACAATATTCACCAAGTTAGACCTGATGTCTCTTGGTGATATCTCTTGAGTTGAGTTGTCAGCTAACTGCAGGTTTATTTGCTCTAGCAGAGATAGCCTGTCAAGAATCGCCATTGTGTACTACCTCTATTTAAAGCTTATTTCTAAAGTTTCTATATCAAACTTAGCGTTATCTCCAGTGTAAATTATTCTTGGGTTGTCTAATGTCGCGTGCATTAGCAGGTTTCCAGAACCCCAAGTACTATGGTCTATGATAGCAACTCCTGAAACATAACCCCAATCTAGAAGTGCCGTATTGAAAATTATTTGACCGCTATTTTTAATTGTTCCGCTGCCAGCAAGGAATCTTTCTTCTGTAAATGTCCAAGACGTATCTGTAGGGGCTCCTAGGTCAACTCTAGAATAACCAGTACCTGAGCCGTTTATTCCACTTGGAATTTCAGGAAGTGTTGTGCCAGTATCAGAATCAGAAGGGACTCCACTGGTCAAGGCAAGCGATATATTAGAGGGTTTTTCAAATGTTCCCCCTCTAAAGAGGTGGTTTAGCAGGCCAGATTCTAAATAATCTGAAAGTGCAGCCATTTTGTTCTCCTATTGATGGTTAAATCCTAAAAAAGAAATCTTTCTATATTAGTATATATACACATAAAAAGAGCCACCCCCACAGAAATGGAGGTGGCCTCTCTTGCAAAACGGCATTTGGGTGACTATTAGAATGATCCTAAGATAATTCTTCTGTTGTCAAGCACGCCAAACCCTTGCTCCATGAAGCCGTAGTAACCAGCTCGCTGTTGTCTATGAAGGGTAGGATCTTCAAAGATTTCAAGCTGCTGCTTAACAGGCATTACGAAACTGTCATTTGCTGACTGGTCAAGACCAACAACAAGTTCAGAATCGCCAGAAGCCAGATTACCGCTAAGATCGCTTGTGAAGAAATCTTGGTATTCTTGGCCTTCTCCAAGTTCGTCAAGGTCATGAAGATTTACACCAAAAATTCTAGTAATTGGTGCTCCGCCTTCACTTGCCGTATAAATTTCGCGTCTAGTGACTTCATCAACTTGATCAAGTCCCCAGTTTCTTACGTCTTCAAGTGCTTCTGGGCTGACATAAAGATCAGTTAAACGACCTCTATTGGCAGAACCAGTGTTACCACCAGCGTTACGACGCATAACGGTTTGCATCAAAGATACAAGACGTTTGCTAAACATTCCAGCTGTAGCGTCACCATCGTAAACCAAGATGTTTCTATCAACACCAGCGGCTAAAAGGGTGTGCCAGCCATCATCGTTAAGCTTTTTGGTAAAGCCAGCTTCCAATACCTGCATAGCACGACCAACAATATCCCAGCGAGCTTCACGAGCATAACGCAGTAGATAGTCGATGGATGAAGTGATGCTATAAGTAGGAATCATTACGTAATCGCCTTCGACGGTACGTTCTGGTACTCTACCGTGTCCGGGATTAGTGTAAGCGACATGTTCGCCTTCCATTCCCGGAGAAATTAAGTCGAGAGGATACTCAGTAGAAGCACCGGGCTCGACATTGATAGTTTCAAAGATATTGCCAAGAACATCGCCTGCCAAAACGCCCTTGCGGAGAGGCAATTCGAGAGCCTTAGCAAACTCCCTTTGTGCTGCTTGCGCAGTATTCATGTCTCCATTACCTGACTGCTTAAGCAAGGTAATGAATTCATCGCTAGGTCTATTCATATATGACATTTTAAGTCTCCTTAAGAGTTATAGTTATGGAAGGTTGACTTCAACTTTGCAGTATCCGTCAGCGTCCTTAGTGGAAAGAAACTTACCAATACGAAGGTTCTCTCTGTTTTCAATGCCAGCGTCTGCGATACCAGAAACGGTTCCGTTTACACTAGCTAGAGCCCACTCGCCTGCTGCTGGGGTACCACTAATTTGATCAGTGACAATGTAACCCTTTCTCAGAACAGTAACTTTACCACCAAGCTGAACTTCGTCTTTATGCTGGTTAAGGTGAGTTCTTGTAAGGTCTTTATTGACCACGTCGTTAAGAAGAATGCCAAAAGGAACATCACTATTAGAAGGTGTGGCCTTCTTGACAACCTTGGCTGCGCCTTGGTCCATTGCTGCACCGGAGCCAACCGTGCTTATGTGAACGACAATACCTTTTTCCGCTACTTCATTCATGAAAAACGAAATGTCAGTTTGAAGTTCATATCTATCTGCTTTAAGAGCCATTTTCTATCTCCTATTTATTTAGATGAGAGAACATTTTCTGTTAACCACTCTGCTACACTAGCTCTTGTGGACTCCAGTTTATCTTCCTCTTGTGAAGCCTCAACGAGAGTTGCTTCGGAAGATTCTACGTTTTCAAAAGTTTCTTCAGACGCTTCAACAACTTCAGCTTCTGCTTCTTCTTCTGCTACTTCTTCAGTAGCTTCGTCTTCAGCTTTGGCTTCCTTATCTTTGTCTTTGTCTTTTTCGTCTTCGTCTTTTGGGGGAAACGCACCCTTTTTCTTTTTCTTCCCTATCATGTCTGTTTGAAGAGCTACGATAGCGTCGAACATTTCTTCTGTTGCTTCAGCAAAAGTAACGAGGAGTTCCTCGATCTTTTCTTCATCAGCGCCAGCTTCTGCAAGAGCTGTTCTGCGAGCAAGTAGCTTAGCTTCTGCTTCTTGAGCTTCAATCTTAGTGATTGCTTCTGCAAGTGCTTCTTCTTTTTCAGCTACTGCTTCTTCAAGCTTTGCAATTTTTTCTTCGGAAGCCTTAGCAGCTTCTTCTAGAGTTGCGATGCTCTCATCTTTAGATGTGAGATCACTTTGGAAGGCTTCAACCGTTGAAGCAAATTCTTTGTCTTTTGCTTCTTCGATATCTTTCTTCATTGCTTCGTTTTCGGCTCGGCTGGCGTCTAAGCTTGCTTTAAGCTCAGCTACCTGCTGTTCCAAAACATTGTTATTGTCATTTGACATATCTAATTCTCCTGAAAATGTAGTGAGTTTTTCTTCGTCTTTGATGTCAAAGGCTTTGGCTGAGTTAAGAATGACACTTCTAGGGTTTGCAGGGTTAGAAACTAAACCTTTACCAGAGAAGGAAATATTTCTTAGCGCTCTACCTACTTGATATCCCTCATACTCTCCCTCGCCTCCGTATGCACGAAGGTGTTTGGTTAGGAACGCTGAAGCTTCATTTCTCTCCAAGAGTTGACTTTTGCCTTTGGGGTCTATTAAAGCGTAGTCAAAATTTGAAAAGAGGCACTCCATCGAAACAAACCATTTTCCATCCTCAATTTCTGAAATTATCTTATTCATGCGTTCTCTATTTTCTGATTCTGTCCAGCTGTTATAAAGAACTGCTTGTGTTATAATGTCAAATTGAGATGGCATCTCTTCACCTTCAACCCTGTTGCCTTCTCGGTCAACAACATGACTGCCGGTAATATGACCTATTATATCGTTTTCATTATGCATCAAGTTAAATTGTTTATCTTCAGGCGTGTTTCTAGCAGCCCATGTTGCATCAGTTAAGAAAACGTCGTCATTTTTGTTCCATCCAGTTGAAACTAAAACAGAGTCAAGATAATATAAATCTATTTGGTCTGGATTGCTGTTAGCTAAAAGTTTTTCAATGCCAGAGTCATTCTGCGGAGTTTCGTCTGCAGGTGTTATGCTGGCAACGGAACAATAAGCTATCGAGGCTGAACTTTTAATTTGCTCAGCTAGACCAGCTTCTAATTCAGACTTGTAAATTTTCATATCTATACCTCTAAATACTTATACACAAATTTTTTAAAATATTGGAAAAGACGCTGTTTTTAGAGCAACAGGTGTTCGAGATAAACGCCTAAAACGTTCTTTCTAAACTCGTCAATTGAGAGCGTGTTGGTATCAATCCCTTTTGATGCCATCTGCTGTTTGATCTTAGGTGGTGTGACTTTGCCCGCGCTAAGCACTTTATGTATAGACTCTGCCGTAACTTCACTTAGAAGTTCTATGTTTGTAAGTATATCCACCTTCAGGGTTTCTAACTCTGAGACTTGAGCTTTTGTTAGCTGTCTTAAGTTTTTCTTATTATGGCTTCCAAGATATGCTTTATTTACTACAGAAGTGATGTCTGACCAACAACCTTCTAGCCACACAAGCGTTTCAGCAACTCCGGGTTTTGACTTTGGTGTCTCAACACGTTTTTTCCTTGGTAGCTCATCTTTCATAAACAATGGTCTACCGTTTTCTTTTGGTCCTTCAGGCTTTTTCTCTTCCTTTTGCTCCTGCTGCTTTTCGTTTAGCTCAGACTGTTTCTCCATTTTTTCCATATCTTTTTTGTGATTAGCGTTATGAAATGGACTGGCTTTGTCTGGAAGACTATCTTTTGACCTGTCTTTGTTTTCTCTCTTGAGTCTGATTTTCTCAACTTGAGGGATCTCCTTAAATCTTTCTAAGATAGTCTCGTGACTGATAATGTCTCTATCAGCTAATTGGATCAGCAAGTTCTTTTCAGCAGCCTCGTCGGATAGACTCATTTGGTCAAACTGAACATGTGCTGGTTTTCTGAAACCCATAGATCTTCTGACGATCTCAATTTCTTTTTGCCAGAACTTGATTAACATATCCCTTCCGTACTGAAGTCTTTCTACTAGAGTCTTCAGAGAAATGAAATTGTTTGTGAATCCTCCGCTTTGTCCAGCGATGCCTGTTAACGTGGGAGGAACGCCTAGTCCAGCATAAATGCTATTAAGAACAGACGAATATTTTTCAGAGCCTAGAAATTTATATACTTGGCTGTTAGATTCTGTATACGAAAGTTCTGGACCCCATACTAGCTCCATCGTTCCTCCGCCCACATTACTAGCTAATATGTCTCTAAGTTTGTTTATGGCGGTTTTGTTAGGGAGTATCTTATGGTCAAGATTACCCAAAGTCCACAGACGTATATTAGATATCGCTCCGTCAAGAGCTGATAAGTCTGCAAGCCTCATTTTCTCCAGCATAATAATATCATCTAAGATGGCGTAAATCATAGGGTTAGCCCACTGTCTCCAGTCATCTTTCTTGTAATAGAAAACAGAAACCCTATCTTGATCTAAAGGTATATCCTTTTCACCTCTCTTGATTCTTCTTTTTGCGTCTGGGGGCAAAGTATCTAATATATGGGCTGGTATGGAGCCGTCTTTGAAGTTGTCAAACAGGGTGTGTGTTGAGATGTTGAATTGTCTTTTCCCTAAGAATAAACTTAGGTCCCCATCTTTGACATTCACTGACGTGGGATTGAAGAAGTTGTACCTCCAAGGTATCTCGTTCTTTGTTATAGTAGGTATTTCTACTTTAATATCACTACCAACGGATCTCATGTATTTTGCCAGCTCTGGAGTGACGTCTGCATTACTTCTGTATATTATAACATTTCCACATCTATACAGATGATTTAAAAATCGCTCTGATCTTTCTTTTCCATCTACTTTTTTAAACCACTGATTAAAGAATGACTCTGCAGTTTTGTTTTCGTGGACTAAACTTATCCCTTGACTACCAAAGTCTCCCATGAGGTCTATCACATTCCGTATGATTCCAACCTTGTCATATGCATCCATGCACATTTTGATAATTTTTTTCTGTCTGTGAGGGACTTGCTCGTCTGGCCTAAACGCATAGTAATCGTTACTTCTAAAACCCGGCCTTACTGATCGGTTTGTCTCTACGTCCAAGAAGGTTCTATAATGACTGCCTTGAGATTTACTTAGCCCCCCGTAAGACTCGATTGACTCGGAATAATTTCCAAACGCCTGCTGCCTACTGTTAGAATCAGAATCGTCCCAAGTTATAAAATCTTTGTTTTCACTCATTTTTGTCTTTCTTTTCAATCAATTGGACTGTAATCGGAATGTTACAACATTATACACAATTAGTAGATATCTTTCATGTTCTCAGTAAACCAGTTTGGTCCAGAGAAGTCTTCTCCTGAAAGTTTCTCTTTTTTGCTAGCCTCCGACATGGTAGCAAAGCCTCCATAGAAATTGTATTCAGTTGGCGATGGAGCTCTAGCTAAGCACCTTGCGGCCATGTTCGCCATGAGCAAAGCTGAGTAACGGTCTTTTCTCATTTTGCTTTTCTTTCCTGCCGCAACTATAACCTCGGGAGTGTCCCATTTGTCTCTTCCTGTTGCGGTTTGAGTTATTTGTATCATTGATAATTCGTCTTTCAGTTCTTCTATATCCATTACACATTCTTCTAGCGTATCAAACGTCCTGCCTTTTAGACCGTCTTCTGCGTTTGATATTCCTAGACTTACGGCGTCAAAGTGCGGAAAAAGTAAAACCTTGTCTTCAAAGTCTTTTCTCATTCCATGGTTTGCTTCTGAAAGCCAGTCGTATTTTGCGAACTGACACATCTCTAGTATGTGAAGACCTTTTTCATCATCTGTGTCTTTCTCTTTGTCTTCGTCTATAACTGGCCATATCGGATGCTCACCTTCTTTTATTTTATCGTTGTCGTGTAAAGACTCCATTACTGCTATGCCTCCACCCTGAGCATCCATCGCTATGTGTATGCACGGATAACGTTTCATCAAGTCTCTTATCTTTCTTGCGCAGTAGGCGTAAAAATCTGTTTCTGAAGAGTATCCTTTTTTGACTTTTTCTCTATGTTCAGATCTGGTTGTTGTCCAGCAGTGAACAATTCTTCTGTGATCAGGACTCACCTCTAAGACAACTATAGAAAAGTTATCTACTTCCGAAGCCGGGTCAACACCAAAGATATAATGTTTTTTACTATCGCCAATGATTGACGCGCTGAACGTTATCTCTTCACCGTTGTGCTTCTTTATTGGTTCTTGTTCAGAGGCTACACAAGACTCTATAAGAGACCTTTTGAAAAACCCCTGAGAATCCCTAGTGAAGCACGCGCCAAACTCCATCTGGTATATACCTGCATGTACTGTAGCTTTAGATCTTGCTACTTGAGCAGCGTCCATAAAACCTTCTGGGAGCAACTCGTATGGTATTCTAATTACGGAGTATTCAGTCCAGTCAAAGTCTGCTGGTGGATCTTCGCCACCAAATAGGTCTCTTAGTCTAGATAGTTTTCCTTTACTTTTGATTATAGATTTCCACTTTTTCCAATAAGTAGCAAAGTGGTTAAAATCATAGTAAGCAGTTCCAGAGAGAATGATCTGGTTATTTTTGTTCTTTGCTACAGACTCTTCCTCTGAGTGCATCTCTATACCAAGCTCTTTGGCTTTTTTCTTAGCTGCTAACCTTTTAACGTTATCTATTGGGTCTGCACTTACAGCGGCGAAACCAGCAACGACAGTCTCAAAGATATCTCTAGGTATGGATGCGAACTCATCAGATATAATGTCGTTTGCTCGTTGACCACGAATTTTTTGCCCATCGCCCAGAGGTAGGCAGGTTACCCTGCTATCATTTATTCTCATAACACATCTATCGACATCTCTTCTAGGCCCGCTGTTACTATCGCATATGTCTCTAAGTATAGGAGAATTATTCCATATAGTCTCCATATACTCAAACAAAACTTTAGACTGCCTAAATGCAGCTCCAACAATAACAACTTTTCTCTTTGGTAATAATAACGCTCTAAGCATAGCGTATAATGATAACATGAAAGATTTACCAAAACCACGGCTGGCTATGAGCATTGGAAACCTTCTATTCCAGAGCTCTTGTAGCATCAAGGCTTGAGATGGTAGGATTTGTATATTGAATATCTGCTTACAAAGAAAAGAAAAATACTCTGGCTTAACCATAAGCCAAGAAAGCCTAAGGTGGTAATCTTCTTTGGCTGGGTCTAAAAGCTCCATTGGGTTGAATATTTCATTTTCGGAAATATCTAAACCAAGCCAAGCTTCGTCTATCTTTTTTAATTCGCTACTCATTTAAGATCTGATATGCCTCTATACTTTCTTGTCCCAAGAACACCGTCTGCGAATCCGTAATATACAGCCTCGTTGCTCCCAATGTACCAGTCGCCATCTTTCAGTTTTCTTTTTATAAAAGATCTTACTTTCGACTCGCTTAAATCTTCAAACTTCTCTTTGAAAAATTTCCCTTTAATACATTTATCAACATACATATCAAGCATGGATTCTAGTATCCTTGATTCAAAGCTAGCCCAGTTTTGTGTGTCTAGAAAGTTCCCTGCGCTAGAACTGCTACCATAGTGGCACATAAAATAAGAGTTAGGCATCATAATCCTGATGTCGGCAGCCTGCAGTATTATACTACTCATGGATTCCGCTTGGCCATAAGCTATTATAGTTACGTGAGATCTTGCGACTTTAATAGCGTCGTATATAGCCATTCCGTCGCCCCAGTTTCCGCCAAGGCTATGCATATGAATAAGAATTGGTTCATTTTTTAGAGAGTCTAAATATCTTATATTTTTTATAAAAGTGGTCGCCATCCGATATTCTACTCCGGGATCATCGTCAAAAGGGCCGTGATGCCCATGGAGATAAATTTCCCTTTGTTTGATATCAACACTTTGACCATGTATTGAATCTACAGTGTCATTCATTTATTTTTTCCAACAGTGTATAGCTCATTAACCCTTTTAAGTAAACTACTTACAGTCAAAAAAGCATTATACTTATTCCCACAAAATATAACGTGTATGTTATCATATAACTGAAACTCCATTAGGCATTTAAGCATGTACTTTCCAGTTATTTTGACCGACCCCTTACTCTTCTCGGGTATTCGACTATTCTCAGGAAAGTCAACTAACTCCGACAAGCTGAACTCTAATATTATAAATTTATGGGGGAACTCCTTCATACGATCTATTTCTCTTAGAAACGTTTGTTTCTTTTGACCCAAGTTTATAGCAAGTTCTTCCACACAGCCTTTTCTTTCAATGCATACCTTATCTTCCATGCCAACTATGGAGTAGTCTCCAGTATCGAGCTTCTGATCTACCATACCAAGGCACATATCATACTCACTGAAGTAGTATCCTTCTTGTTCTCTGGTATCTCTTATCACTGTATATTTAGGTGCTTTTTTTCTTGCCATTGTTCTTCGATACTATAGTGTTAAACATTGCTTCATAATGGGATTCAAACCCATTAATTCTATCGTGACACTCACGACATAATGTAATACCGTTATCAATATCGTATCTCAATGTAGCGGCGGTTGACCACTTTTTAATATGATGCGCTTGTAGCCTATATTTCGAGCTACACTTTGGCATTTGGCACTTGAAACCATCTCTTTGGTAAACTTTTTTTCTCCAGTCTTTATAGACAGGATCGTCATAATTTCTTCTCATGGTGAATGCACTTTAATTACTCTAATGTCTTCAGGGATTCTCCGACACAAATCAACACCCTCTTCTGAGCCGTCTTGTCTCAGCAGCATGGTTATCAATCTAAAAATTACCTTGTAACATGCCCCATCTGGATTCTTAGCTTCTACAAACACTATCGGAAACTCAGCATTGTACTCATATATCCTGTATTTTTTCAAGCTAGAAATAACAAGAGTCATGTCTAAATAAACTTTATATATTTTCATTTACATCGTGGTCTACCATCAACCTTACCAAGTCAGAGAATGAGTGTTTAGGTTCCCATCCTAGCTTTTCTTTGGCCTTAGTATTATCTCCTCTAAGGTAATCTACTTCGGCTGGTCTGTAAAATTCAGGGTCCTGTACTACATAGTCGGACCAGTCTTTAATATCTATATGAGAGAAAGCTACGTCTAGGAATTCACGAATAGTATGAGTTTCGCCAGTGCATATGACATAGTCATCTGGCTGTTCCTGTTGAAGCATCATCCACATTGCCTCAACATAATCTCCTGCATACCCCCAATCTCTGAATGCTTCTAGATTGCCTAAACGCAGCTTTGGGAAAGATTCATCCTTGCCGCTCTTAACAAAGTCTCCTATCCACTTGGTTACTTTTCTAGTTACAAAATTTTCGCCCCGTCTGGGACCTTCGTGATTAAATAGAATTCCGGCGCTAGCATGAATCCCATACCCTTCTCTACATAGTCTTGTCATATAATGTGCTGCACATTTTGCGATAGCATAAGGAGACTGTGGAAGAAACTTAGTCTCCTCGTTTTGGAATTTAACCTGTTCTCTACTGATGTCATACGAAGAACCGAACATTTCACTACTAGATGCTTGATAAAATCTGCATCCATAGATACCTAGATCCACAATAGACTGTAAGATGTTTAAGCAACCTTTTCCTGTTATATCCCAAGTTAAAGCAGGTTGATTGAAAGAGACTGCAACATGAGATTGTGCCGCAAGATTGTAGACTTCATCTACGTCACCGTTATCAGAAAATATCTTATTGACACTATATGCATCTGTGATGTCTCCAAGAATCAGACTGAATCTTTCGTGATCCAAAATGTGACTAATTCGGTCAGTATTATCAGTACTAGCTCTTCGATTCACTCCGATCACTTCATAGCCTTTATCTAGCAACAGGTCTGCTAAATGACTACCGTCCTGCCCAGTAACTCCAAAAATAATTGCTTTCATCTTCATTGTTTCCTATTGTTAGTAATTTAGTCCTTGACTGTGTCCGGAGTCAGAAAGGGCTGATCCACCTGCCCGTCTTCATATTGGTGGAATTGCCCCAACCGCTCCTTTTCTTTCTGCATCGCGAGACGCATCTTTTCCATCTCTACCCCGTAGGATCGAGTTACTTCCGGATTGCCTATGAGATGCGCAACCCAGCCCGTGAAGCTTGACTTACTGTCTTCATATCGCTTCACACGCTGCTCTCGCGTCGCCTTCATCTCTTTAAGCATTGAGTTCTTCTTTGTCTGCAAGTCTCTATAGTCACGATTCAGGGACTCCTGAGAAGCCCGTAGCGATGCCACTTGCCGTTCTAGGTTTATTACAGTGTCCACATCTTGTTGATCAGGGTCAAGAGCCCTTTCCTCGCGAATAAGTTCGGTAAATGCATTTATTTGATCCATGTTGCTTTTGTTTACTTTGAGGCACCTGTTCATAAGTAGCTCAAGCTTGATAAGGTCAACAACCTGAATCTCTTCAGTAGGTATCACATCATCCTTAAATTGCGATATGACCCTTGTCCAGTGGTACTTAAACAACTCAAGCTCTTTCTCATCAAACTGAGCTCTGAGCTCAGCCCAGTAGGGGCGCTCCTCTAGCTCGTAAGCGGCTTCTTCCATAGAGGACAGTCCAACCTTAAACTTGCGCTTAATGAAGTCTCTGACGCTGTCAGGGTCTCTGTCAAGCTCCTGAGCTATCTCCTCGTGGGAAAGACCCCTAAGGTTATTCTTTATGAATTCTTCTTCTTTTTTTGAGAAACGCCCTTTACGCATGGCCGTGCTCCTTCAAAATGTTCATGATGATTTCTAAAAGTTCCTCACGTTGCTTCTTTGGTACATAGACATCACTTATAATTTTTAAATAGTCAGTTCTGTATTGTGCTGGTAACTTGATATCTAAGATTTTCTTAAATTCTTTAATATCTACTTGTTTTTCCTGTTTAGCCTGCAGGCTTTGGGGCGATACGATGGAGTTTTCATTGGCAAGTTGGCCGGGCATTATGACTTTGGCTTTTTCTTCTTCCTTTTTAATGAAGTGATTATCTCTAACGAAGTTCTTTAGTCTGTTAGATAGATGTACTGCTAGGAAGTTTTCTAGTGGGCGTCCTTCTTGGTATCTCTCAAGGGCGTCCATGCAGATGATAAAGGATTCTTGTTTTATATCATCAACCTCGTATCCGTAAAATGTATACTTGGCCGCTGTTCTGTTAACGACGAGCATTATTGTGTCGATAACTTCTTCTTCTGTCATACTACCGGGGATTTTCACTACTTATCTTTCTCCCAAGCTATCGTCCTCCATTCTTTTCCTGTATAATATTGTAATGTGTTGGTTTCATTGTTGAATATCAGAGCACCTTTTTGTGCTTTTGGTTGTTCATCGTTCTTGTAATGCGGGTAGAGCCTTACGATTGGCGTTGAGACTACGGAATCGTCAGAATTCATCCTGATTCTAGAGCAGGTAAGGGCGATTGGGCCTTTAGTAGTCTTTACGGCATCTAGAATAGCTTCGTCAGTTAGAATTTCTCTAAGTTCATCTTTGTCTATAGACTGAACACGATCATCTATTCTTCCTAAGAGGGAATTTTCCTCTAGTTCTACGGGAGTGGGCCTGAAAGGTTGGTGAGATGCTATAATGGAGTGAGGTGAGGCTAGGGCTTCGGCGTAACTTGGAGGAATTGCGCTTGTTATGGCTAGATAAGGGGCTTCGATACGGTATAGTGGCTGACTAGGATCAAAACCGCTGGCGGTTTGCTTGCCATTACCGTGTCTTAAGGGAGTTTCTCTGACAAAAAAAGTCTTTCTGCCTTCTTTTTTTATGTAGCCTATACCCTCTTCGGAGTAAATGATAGCCTCGTGAGGCTTTACTGGGTTTCCAGAGAACCCATGTATAAGATAATAGAACCTAATCTCAGGATCTTGGTTGTCTCTGATGAATAAATCGTCGAAATCACCGTTATCACTTGGTAATTTGTAGTACTGACTGCAAAACTCGAAATATTTACCCTTGGCGAGCTCTAAAACTCGTGGATCTTCGGTAGTTATGCCGGATTCTATAAAAAAAGTACTGAAATTATTCTGACTTTTCTGTTGTTTCTTCTTGGCCATCCAATAATTCCCCTAAAGACTTGTCCTCAGCATGTAAATCTTCTAAGACTTCTTCGTTTAGCGATGCTGTTGCCTTGATGTTCAAAGAGCACGGCACTGATTGCGTGTTCTCGTTTTCATTTGTAGTCATAATGTGCTCCAAACAATTGAATTGATTAATCTGAATCAAAATATTATACACTCCAGAGAGACAAATTGCACGATTATGGTGGATTTACACCGAACTTTGTTGTTTTTACACGGGTGAGACACTATAATTTAGTACAAGATCTATCAGATCGGTTTCTTTCACCGAAATATGGCCTAGTAAAATAATTTCTGCTGTCTAGGCATTGCAGCTCTATGGTTTCCATGTGTTACGGAAGATGGGCGGGTTAGAAAACGTGATGGTCAGGGGCGGGTAGGCATGAGATCACCCATCCATGCAAGCTTGTGGACAATACTGGTGAGTTGACGCTTTCTCACAAACCCAGACGCGCAATAGTATTGATAGGCTGCCCACTGATGATAGATTTGTACCCCCATGTTTGTTATTGCGTGGAGGGTAGAAAGCTAGGGGTCCGTAAACCAACAACCAAAAACGGAGGTATGTATGCATATAACGGAATTGACTAATGAAATGATTGAGGAGCTGCGTGAGCATGTTGAGGCCAACTCGGAGGGTCACCTCATAACAAAGAAACAAATCATTGTTCCTACTCCCAGAGGTGGGGCAGGTGGCGGTACGCGGACCAAGTTAGGTAAAAGGAGAGGCTGCAAGACAAAATATGGCTACACCTTTAGTTTTACGTTTCCAGAAACCAGAGAGAAGATTGTATGTAGAGCTAAAGATGCGGTGTGGGTTCTGAATAATGGCGTATATGATCCAAAGTATAAGGTGTCTCATAAAAACGGAGACATATTTGATGATAAAATAGACAACCTGTATCTTGAAGAGAAGAAGAATGGGCGACCAGTTGGATCAAAAGACAAAAAGAAGAGACAGGGGAGAGACACACTAAATGCAAAGCAAGAGAAGGAGGTAGTTGAATTAAGAAAGAGCGGATTAACCACGCGTCAAATAGCAGAAAAAATGAAAACTACAACCGATGTCATAAAATATGCGCTAAAGAGGGCAGTAAAGATGAAAAAAGTTAAGTATTTTTTTAATCAAGTGGTTATGAGAGAACGAGTAAGTGAGGATGGGTGTCAAATAGGGGTATATGTTTTGTTAGCATCATCCTTAGACAGAAAAAATCTCATCACTAAGGCCTACATTGGTTCATCTAGGAACACTTGGTCTAGAATTCAGACTCATTTTAGCGATTTAGAAAAAAACAAACACTACAATACAGAAATGCAGGACGCATACAACTCTGGAAAATACAAGTTCGGTGCATTTTGGTTAGAGAGGGGCGATTTTGAGCATGGGGTAGAGTTGGGGATGGAGACCGAGCATATAAATAAGTATGAAAAGGCTTCATTGTTTAACAAGTGGTCGCAACCAAGCTTTGAGGAGGTCCAGCCATATTTAGATAATTACAAACATTACCTAGATGATGAGAGTAGGTACACTGTAGATGAGAACGGATGCTGGAACTGGAACAGGACTAAGCCAGATGGCTACTCAAAAGAAATCCAGTGTTGGTTTAAGGGCAAATTCAAGCATGTTAGACCTCACAGGCTAAGTTACTACAAGACCTACGGCGAATATCCAGAGCTTATCCGTCATATGTGCGACAACAAAGCATGTGTCAATCCAAAGTGTCTTGAAAAAGGAAGTCACAGACAGAACCAATTAGACAGAAGCAGAGAGTTCAGGAAAAACTTTGAGCACTGGTGGATTCATTATGAGGGCGACGTTGTAAAGTTGACGGAACACTTTGGGTGGAAGCCAAATTGCATGTCTGGCAATAGAACCTTTTCTGCCTGCGTGTACGAATGGGAAAGGAAGCTGGGCCTAAGAGACAAATACAAAGACATCTACGCAAATAGGCGCTATGGAATCAAACAGGTGCCGTCTGGGAGGATTGGGTAAGACATTGAAGTGTGCCTGCCAACTTAATATCGGAACCACCCCAGCTTTTTAGCAGTATGCAACGGAAGGCAGTTGTGAAGATAAAAGTACGGGTATTGTCTAAACTAGTCCTATAAACCTTATAGAAATCTGTACAGTAGGCAATTCCATACTGGGCTGGAGCCGTTATTGAGACTGAATCTCAACAAGCACTCGGAAAATAAATAGGATTATTCTGAAAAAATACTCAAGAGTCTATTGACAAACGCCGATATATATAATATACTTAAGGTATAAGATTAATCGAAAGGATATAAGATGATTGATAAATTAATTGAGTTAAGAAAAGAGTTCGGCATACATGGCATAGCAATTATGTCTGCTTTTGGTATGTTTGTTGTCGGATGGTATGTAAAAGAATTATTGATTTATTTACAGAAAATCATGTAGTAGCTATTGACAAATGCCGATAGTTATGGTATACTAAGAGTATAACAATTAAACAACGTTCTCGAAAGGAACACAAAATATGATCGTTACTAAAATCGGAACCAAGAGCGAAGCTAAACTAGAACTGTTCAAGATTGATCGACGGATCGAAAAGAAGATTGAACAACACGTTAACGAGTTGGGTAAACACAACACCGATATCGTTGAACGTGAACTAGAGCAGCTTTGGGCTAAGAAAAGTATTTTAGTTAATTTCATAAATAGCTAAAGATTACCCTTGACAAATGCCGATATATATTATATAATAAGAGCATAAGAGAAAAGGAAATAAGATGAACGAAAATAAGAAAATCAAATCTGACCTGTGGGACGTTTACTATAAGCTGGAAGAAGCTGGCGCGTCGAAGGTTGTTAAGTATGCCATCATCGACGTGATGATTCTGATGGATAAAGAAGCAGAGAAAGAGGAAGAAGCAAAATGCTAACAGAAATAGTTTTATGCTCAATAGTCACACTACCATTAGTGTTCACAATATACGATAACAACTTAAGGAAAACAAAATGATTAAGATTAATCTAGGTACTGCTAACGGTTGGAAAGAAACACCAGCGGCATACACTAAGCACCTTGCTGAGTGTGGTACTGAGTACGAAACAACCATGTGCTACATGGAGTACCCTGCAGAGGGTGGCGCAATCAAGCGTCAACGCCAAGAGATTAGGCGTAAGTATGACATGACGATTACCCGCAAGGGTAACTGTTATCACAATCACACTTGTAATGAGTGTGGTATTACCTACGATGTTGATAGTGGAGGGTAGTATAATGAGTGAGTTTAATGTGTTAGAGCTTGAGGCTGATGATACTGGTAGAGTAGTTGAGTTATTAAACTATAGTGGTGATGATGGGCTTATGCCTAAGTACATGGTGAAGGTTAATGGTGTGTTAGTCTTTCATGGTGAAGACTTTACACAGGCACAGTATGAATATAGTATGGAGTGCGAGTAATGAAGATGAGACGTATACACGCTATACAGATAGCAAGAGAACTACAACGTGTAGAGAATCAGAAGAAGCACGGTATCAAGAAGAAGCAGAGTAAACGCCGTGGTATCATTAGTAGATTGATGGGGAATAGAGATGAATAGAGAGAGTGAAGCTAAGGCGATAGCCTACTGTGTACTATCATTGCTGGCCGGCTGGATAGTACTGTTATTAATAGGGTAGTCTTACCCAATGCAATCCCCTAAGGGGGCGCTATAGGCAGGGCGCTGCGGACTGCTCCAGCGCGGGCTGGAAACGTTGTTGAGACTGGTTCTCAATAAGGGAAAATACTTTATATTATTTTGAGAAAATGTTGAGCGAGTGACCTAACGTGTCACACCTATGTGCGATAATATATATATAAGGAGTTAAGAAAATGATGAACAATAAACAAATAGCAATAGCAAAACACAACGCAAGCAAAAAACGCTTTGCGGACATATTCACAGGGTGCTTATCAGCCGGCACGCTGAAGCAAACACAGAAGAAAATAAAGACGTTTAAATTGAAAAAAGGTTAATATTGCTCTTGACAAATACCGATGTTTATGGTATAATAGGGTCATAACGAAAACGATACGTTCTTGAAAGGAACAAAGATTATGGTTAACGAAAACCAAAACGAAAACGAAAACGACAACCAAGTTGATGAGCGTGTTAACGTTCCAGTCAACGAGTTGTTTGGCATGTCTGTTGATGAGTGGAATGCTTGTCAGTCGGCTTGGGATGTTCGACACGACCAGCACGGTCTAAGAGGATTCTAATAAAAAGAATTTGACATCTAGCCAAACTATGGTATAATTGTGGTATAGAACGAAAGGAAATAAAATGAGCAAAACTAGAAACTATCCAACGAATCACGTTAGTTATGAGAATGTTGGCGATGTTACTAATCACGAAGAAGGAACGTGTACCTTCGAGCTGGACACAATACCCGAAAAGGGTTTGCGTACTATCGACCTGTTTCAGGGTGATGAGCGTTTGTTTAGTATATCCATCAGTGATACAGGCGTATGCTATCAGATATTATCGGCTGGTGAGGCTAAAGGTTGTTTTACCCTATGGGAGGATGAAGTATAATGAATGAATATTTTGAATACCTAACCGATTTACGGGATGGCGGCACTATGAATATGATGTGGGCGCCAACCATGTTGCAAAGCAGATTTGACTTGAGCGTGAAAGAGTCGCGTGAAGTATTTAGCAAGTGGTGCGAATCACTGAAAGGAAATTGAGATATGTTAAAAGCAAAAACAACACGCAAGGTTTACGATAACGCTGGCAATGAACATGATGTTTATGGTTGGTACCTATTAAGGAATGGCTGGGAATACTGGCAACTTGAGCCGGTTGACGCTAACGGTGATATGTTTGGTTTCGTTATGGGATTCGCTCACGAGTTCGGGACGTTCAACATTCACGAGATTCAGCCGCATGTAGTAAGTGCTACTGAGGGCGATGGACTTTGGGACTTGGCACCGCCAAGCGATGGCGATTGGACTGGTTGGTCTTGGTCTGATAATGAAGGAGAAGAAATATGATTCCACAATGGAAAATGAACGGCAAGGATATGCGATTCAATGGAGAGACTGAAATCGGAATCGTAGAAGTGCGCGACCTGTTTGATGATTTAGTTGTTACGCTATGGGTTGACCAAGAGGAAAGCGGAAGTATAACCGTCAAGAGCTTAGGCGGTATAGGCAATGGTCGTTATGATGTGCAGGTGGTAGCTAGGAAGAAGCCGGTTGAAGAAGGCGAGGAATGGAAGTCTTAGCTAAAACAAAAGGGTAGAGCTGGGGTTGACAAAATTCGGTCCAGCGCGGGCTGGAGCGCTTGTTGAGACTCATTCTCAATAAGGAAATACTTTGGGTTTTTTCTGGTTTTATGCTAAAGAACTATTGACAAATGTGCCGATGTATGTTATAATGGAGACATAACAAAAACGAAAGGTTAAAAATGTTTACAGAAATCCTACTATCCTCAATTATCACTCTTCCACTTATCTTTGTATTAGTTGAAAATAATTTCAAAAAAAGTTAAGATTGCCCTTGACATTTGCCGATAATTATAGTATACTTAAGACATAACAAAGGCAACATTCAACTGGGGTAACCGACAGCACCCTAACACGAAAGGTTTTAATATGTTTTCTAAATTTGACACCAACCCACAGTCCGACGAACTGACCGCCGCTGACCTGCACGACGCGCAGGCTGAGTGGGAGGCTGAGCAGTACGAGCTGGAAGAGCCCGAAATGATTCTGGAGGATGATTTGTATATGCTCCTTGAGGATGACCCGTATGACGGTGAGATGTGGGAGGACGCTTACGACGACCACCCCGCCGACATGTACGAGTGGGACTGCGACCTGCATAACGAGTTTTGAGCACTCACGCGGGAACTGGAGCCAATAGGCTAGGGTTAAGAGCCACTGAATCCCAGACTGCCAAAATGGCAGTCCAGACCGGCGTGGAGCGCTTGTTGAGACACAGTCTCATTAAGGAATAATCTATCTTTTTTCTGGAATTGTTAAAGGTTTGGGCTTGACCATGCCGATAATATATAATAGAATAAAGGAGATTGATATGACGTTTTTTGTTTTACTTGTTGGTGCTTGTTTGGTTGGTCTTGTTGGTGCAGAGGTTATGAACGCCCAATAAATACTTTCCAAAAATTCCGGTTTTCCTCTTGACAACCGGCGCAATTTATGGTATAATGTAGACATAACGAAAGGGAAATTATGAGCTACTTTAAATTCAGACAGAACAATTCATTTGGCCACTTTGTTGGCACTCCGTTGATATTCGTTCAGGCAGATAATGCCGCCGATGCTAACAGCATTGCACAGGATCACGGCGTTTACTTCAACGGCGTAGCCGATGGCGTTGATTGCGATTGTTGCGGAGATCGTTGGTACCCTGTCCACGACGACGACGCACAGGATCAGCCTTCGTCGTATGGTTACGGTGGTGGTGTTACTGTCTACAGCGACGGTGACAAATATATCGACTACTGTGGCGATACCCACGCCGTCAAAGTAATCCAACAAAATCACAAAAATTAATTTGACATACGTTAATCGTATGGTATAATATTGGTATAACGAAAGGGAAAATTATGAACGATAGAACTAAACAAATGCTAGCTGACTTGGAAGCCGCCACGATGGAGGCCATTTGGATTCCTAACGATTTACTGCCGGAGCGTTATCATGATGACCGTGAAGGTGGTAGGACTTTGGAACGTATCCAAGACGTTTACGAAAACGAAGTAGAACCGAACTTAGAATACCAACGTATTCAAGCCGCTAAGGCTAAGCGAGTAGCCAAGTACGCCGCAGAGTATGCGGAAAGAGGCGAGTTCGAGTACGACGTTGACGCTGACCGTCAATACAAAAATGAGCAATCATTTTGTGATGGCCTTGTCGCTGGCGGTATCCTTGACAGCGATGACTTCATGGAGTAGAATGTTACTTATAGTAGTATTGATTTTGATTTATATGATTGCAAGTGATTACGATGAAAAGAATTAGAATGACAATTAAAGCCGCTGACATAAAGGTGTCAACAGGACACAAACAACACGCAAGCGGGTCAGGCTACCACAGTAATCAGCCCAAACGTAAACGCACTAGACAGGCACAGCGTGCCGCATGGAGTAAAGAATGGTAAAGAAGTTTGAAGAATATTTGTTTTGGTTTGGTGCTTTAAGCATCGCAAGTTTTGGTTCTTGGATTATTTGGGTAACACGATAGGAGTATTGAAAATGGGATTTCCTCAAATTAAAGATGTAACAATGTTGGCCGTAGTTGAGAAGGCTATGCAGAACGACCCTGTTCACTACTGCGGGCAGTTCTTACACGACAATAACGAGACAGCAGAAACTCTTTCTGCTCTCGCTGTTGAGTTGGCTCGCAGTTGGTTCGAGACTGACGACACCGCTGAGATTGTAGCACACAGCACAATCCTGTCGTCTGTAATGTTCATGACCTATGAGATGCTCAAGGCTGAAACAGAAGCCAAAGAGCTGGAGGAGTTGATAGGATGAACAACTTCAGCAAAGCAACATCACACGGGGACGCCTACCGATGGGGATACGCCGCCAGTTATGACGGCACCCCAAAGGACGGCAACCCATATGACGGAGCGTTAGAATCAGACCATTATTATTTTTGGAACAATGGCTGGTGGGACGCAAGGCGAGCAGAAGAACAGCGAAGCAAGTACTGGCGAAACTTTGGCCACAACTGGAAGCTGTGGAGCTATGTCGTTCACGATATGAAGAACAACCCTGACAAATACTGCAGCCTGCCATAATGGCAGCCCAGCCCCGTCTGGAGACCTTATTGAGACTGGATCTCATTAACAAAATTTTCTGGAATTATCTAAAGTTTAGTCTTGACATTGACGATATATATAGTATACTCTTAGTATAAGACAGCAGCCCAGTTAAAGCCTTAGTAGCCCCTGTGAGTCCGGTGAATTATCGCGATTGAAATAGCGGCAGGGGGACAGCATCGGTAAGACGGTGTAGGGTGTAGATGGTACGGCTTGCCATCCTGTTTGTCTTGCCTTATACAAAAGGGTAAAGGCCGCTATTATTCGCCAGCGCAAAAAAGTTCAAAAAAAGTTAAAGTTTGGGCTTGACAATGACGATAAATATAGTATAATTCAAGAGTAACAAAAACTCACAAAGGAGAAATCATGGGACTAGACCAATACGCAACGGCTCGTAAGGGCGAACCTCGTAAAGTACCGCAAACGTGGACTACCACAGATGCAGACGGCAATGAGGAGGAAGTTGTAGAATATTACAACGAGTGGGAAGACTCTAAGGAGTTAGCCTGTTGGCGTAAGCATCCTAATCTACAGGGATGGATGGAAGACCTTTGGATCGAGAAGGGTAATAGTGGCGAGTTTAATTGTGTCGATTTGGAATTGACACTTGGAGACTTGGAAGCGTTGGAGGAATCACTAGATAATGAAGCATTGCCGGAAACCACAGGTTTCTTCTTTGGTACTGACTCTAGTATCCACTACGCCGAGCAAGACCGTGAGTTTATCCGTGAAGCACGGGCAGCTATCAAGCAGGGCTACACGGTAGTATATTCGAGTTGGTGGTAAAAAATCCAAAAAAGATTAAAGTTTCCACTTGACATTGACGATAATTATAATATAATACAAGAGTAACACTCATTCACAAAGGAGAATCACATGAAGATTCAAAAGACAGAGAAGCTCGCTTTGGACTACGGTAACGAAGTTTACATTAACACCTATGTTTCGAGTTGGTCAGGCAACGTAGAACTAAAGTTCAATGACTATGCCTCTGATAGTTCAGAGCATCACCTAGTTCTCACGATGTCACTCGATAAGGCTCGTGCATTAGTCAAAGAGCTAACCCAAGACTTAAATAACTACGAAGAAGAACAGGCTAAAAAAGCCGCAGAAGCTCAGGAGGAAAGCGATGCAGAATGAAGAAGATAATGGTCTAGGCAGTTGCGAAAACCGTGTTGCACACGGAACAAAGTTGCAGGGACTTGGAGTTGTTACCAGAATACTAAATGATGGTGTTCTAGTAGAAGATGAATCCGGCAAAACGTCAAAGGTTGACTTCGCCACAGTTGAAAAGGCTTTCATTAGCCAGAAAGGAAATTAGTATGTCACTATTCACTAAACCAAATATCCGCAAGGGTCAAACTCTTACATGCAAATACCCAAAGCATGGACGAAGAAACATTCTCAAGCGTCACAGCGGCGTTGTAGAAGCTATGGGATGCACACACAACGGCGTGTATGCAACCATTCGCTCAGAGAATGGTCAGGTTCGCAGCCTGTCACTGGAAAAGATGATTGACCTCTCTGTGGGCTAATCGCTTTCCTTTCGTGAGTGTGGCGGGCTAGTCTTTTTCGAGAACGGGGCTAGCTCGCCCTTTTATAAAACAGTATCAGGAGACACAGTTATGAACGATGACACGATTGCATTGGAAGACCTTGAAAATTATTGGTTTGAAAGTCCGGAGTGGGAAGAAGAATACCATGCTTCACTAGAGGATTTAGAAAGCTGGGAATGGGAAGAAGTCACCTAGGTGGCGAAGCCTGCCATATTGGCAGGCCAGCCCGGTCTGGAGAATTTCCAGCGTGGGCGGGAGCCGTTGTTGAGACTCAGTCTCATTAAGAAAATAATTCAGGATTTATTAAAGTTTTCGCTTGACTCTGGTCGATAATATAGTATACTATTAGTATAAACCATGAAAGGGAAAATTATGATTGACCGCAACCGGCGTGTATACGTCTATTACAATCTTCACCGTAAAATTTGGAGTGTCCGACAATCGGGCAACCGCGTAGAGCATCATAAAAATATCTGTTTGCGTGATGTCCGTTATCTAGTACAACCGGCAGGCCGCAAGCGTGTAATAAAATCAGGCGTGAAAAATGTTCACGCAGGCCTATCCGGTTATATGGTTGACAGCGTACCCGTTCCCGTTGTCAGTTTCGACGTTACCTACAATCCATTTAAGTATAAAACATTTGTTAACACAGAAGACCACGAACCGCAAGATTGGTCAGAGTTCGCCTACCTATCATCGGGCAAGGGTTGGAAAAATGTAGAAGCTATATTTACTAGAGAATATTTTTCAGAAAATACTAAAGTTTCCGCTTGACAACGCCGATATATATAGTATAATGTTAGAGTATCACACAAAGGAAATAACATGCTAAAATTCAGTAACGCAAACGCAAAAACCAAAGCACTCGCCAACGATTCAGAACTCGCAGAATATTTGACTGACAAGCGTAAAATCTATTCGCTTGACTTGCTATCAGGCCATTCGTGTCCATTCGCTCACGAGTGTCATTCTAAGGCCGTAGAATTATCCAACGGCAAGCGTAAAATCAAGGACGGCAAACATACAAAGTTTCGTTGTTTCTCAGCGTCGCAAGAAGTGCAGTATACCAACGTGTACAATTTAAGGCGACACAATTTTGAGTTGTTAGCCAATGCACATCATTCAGACATGGTAAAAATCATCGACGATTCATTACCACCTAATGCAGGTATTGTTCGCATCCACGTTGCAGGTGATTTCTTCAATCAGGAATATATGCACGCATGGTATACCGTCGCGCTGTTGAATCCCAATACGTTATTCTACGCTTACACCAAGTCGCTAAAATATTTACTCAGCGTTACAGAGTTTCCTATCCTACACAATTTTGTTTTGACCGCCTCATACGGTGGGCGTGATGACCATATGATTGACGAGTTCAATCTACGTTATGCTAAGGTTGTATTCAGCGAAGCAGAGGCAGCAGAGTTGGGGTTAGAGATTGACCACGATGACAGTCACGCAGCGAAGCCATCATTACGAGACCAAAGTTTCGCATTGCTCATTCACGGCACACAGCCAAAGGGCAGCGAAGCATCAACCGCACTTAGAGAGCTTAAAGGCAAGGGCTCATATTCACGAAAGACAAGTTCACTGGAGGTAGTAAAATGATTTAGTAAAAGGAAATTTGCCTATGTTGCATTTAATAGTTGTTGTCCTAGCCTATTGGTGGGCAGCGGATTACTTAGACAAAAACGATAATGGAGAATTATTGAGATGATTAAAGTTGGAAATAAAGTTCGCTTCACTTACTTAAAAGAAGCACAAAAGGGATTAGTCAACGGAATCCTTACAACAGATTACGCCGCTAAAGCGGAAAACTATAAAGGTAAGGTTGTTGAAATTCGCTCCCTTAAAGAGCATCCCGTGTCTAGAGAGACGTTGCGTTATGGCAACATCAAGGGCGACAGGTCAGAGAACCTTGTCACCGTTGAACTCAAAGACGGGGACACCAAAGCGTTCTACGATGGGCGCATGGTGAATCTCAAGGTTAGGAAATATTCCTAGCCGGAGGGCGGCAAAGGGGGTTCGGTCATATGGCCTTTACCCCCGCCGCTTTTCATTTTTAACACATGGGACTAGCTAGCAACTCAGTGAACTTAATCCATTACTCAGAGGTTGCCGCGTATGCAGGTTTTGGATTGTCCCTTTTTTTCTGCCAAAATGGCAGTCCAGCCCAGTGTGGAGTTTCCAGCCCAGTCTGGCCCTTATTGATATTGAGTCTCAGTATCATCTAATCTATCCTAGTATAGTAATTTAGTAATA